GCCACAGCGGAGTTCGGCGCGGTGCTGAAGGTTGGCGTCTTCCTGCGCGGCGACGCTCTGCTTTTCGGCATCCAGCTTGGCTTGCCAGACGGCGATGTCGCCGCGGGCCGAGGCGTCGCCGCCGGCGAGGCGGGATTGCGCGGCGCGGAGTTTCTGCTCGGTTGTCTCGGTGTCGCGGCCGATGCCGAGCATGGCGTCCCAGGCGCTCTTGGCGAGATCCTTGACGCCGCGCCAGGCGGTCTGCAGGGTGCCGAGCTGGTTTTCGAGCTGCGGAATGCGTTGCAGGAGCGCGTCGGCGTAGGCGGTCTGGGCGAGGCGCGCGGCGTCTGCCGTGCGACCCTGCTCGACGAGCGCCTGGACTTGTTCGAGGACGGTGGCGGTGAGGAAGTGGCTCTGCTCGTCGAGCTTCTTCAGGGCTTCGACGGGATCCTTGCCGAGGGCGGCGAATTGCTCGGCGGTGTCGGCAGCGGCCTGGCCACCGGTGCGCTCTAGGGCAATGGCGGCGGCGGCGACTTTCTCGAGCATTTCGGCGGTGACGCGGCCGGTGGCGGTGAGATCGGCGAGGACGGCGGCGGAACTGCCGCGCGTGGCGCCGGTCGTGTCGGCGACGCGGTCGGCGATCTCGCGCAGTTCGCCGGCGGTGGTGGCGGCGGCGTTGCCGGTGTTGATGAGGGCGCGCTCGAAATCACGCGATTCTGCCTGGCCTTTCTCGAAGGCGACGGCGATCGCGGCGGCGGCCGCGGCGGCGAGGGTGAGCGGACTGATCAGGCCGGCGACATAGCCGCCGAGCGCCTGGGCGGCGTTGCCGACGCCGCCGAACATGTCCTTGAGCTGGCCGCCCTGCTGCAGGAGGACGGTGAGCGGCGACTGGCCGCTGGCGAGGCCGGTGACGATGTCGGTGAACTGCGCGGGCACCTGGCGCAGCGCGGCGGCGGTGGCGCGCGCCGTCTGGCCGTATTGGTCGAGGTCGCGCTTACCGGCGGTGACCTGGTCGACGGCTTTCTTGCCGGCGGCGGCGACCTGGTCGAAGCCGGCGGCAGTCTGGCCGGCGCCTTCGAGCTCGACGCGGAATTTGACCGTGGTCATGTGGCTTGCTCCCAGGCGATGCCGGTCCAGCGAAACAGGAGGCGGCCGGCTTCGGTGCAGATGCCATCCTTGATCAAGCGATCGCGGATGGCGCGGAATTGGCGGTCGGACTCGGCTTTCTTCATGATGGCGTCGAGGGCGACGGGGCTCCTGGGCTTGTTGGCCCAGCCGAGCGGGTCAGCAGGGCCAGTCACCGGCTTGCTCATGGGGCAGCGCTGTGTCCGCGGGCGGTGCTGCGTCCGCGCCGTTGGCTTCGAGGACCGCGGATTCCATCACCTGCAGGTCGCGGAAGAGGCGGCGCTGCTTGCGGCGCCGGATGCGCAGCGCGCGGCAGACGATCGGCAGGGACTCGTAGCGCATGCCGACGAGCCGCCCGGACGGGGCGACCGTCCATTGCGTCTGCAGGGCGGCGAACAGCTCGACGGCGGGCCAGTTCTCGGGCCATACGGGCATCTCCTGCATGTCGGCGAGGTCGCCCGGCTGCAGACCGAGGCGGCGCTCGGTTTCGGCCACCGGCGCCTGCACGAAGGCAAGCGCCGCCTCCTTCAGTTTCCCAGGCGGGACTCGGTCAGCGCGCGCACATAGGCGCGGACCAGCTCGGCGCCGGCGTTGTGGTAGGCGTCGAGGAGTTGCCGCAGGGCCGCTTTCGAGAAAGGGACCGGGTTGCCCTCGGCGTCGCAGACGTCCTGCCAGTCGGCGATGACGGCCGCGAGTCCGTCGACGTCGGAGAGCCTGGGCGGCAGGGGCTCTGGCGGATCGCCGTCCGCCGGGGCCGGCGGCTTCTGCGGGGAGAGATCGGCGAGCCACTGCTGCAGCCCGTGGCGATCGCGATGCCGCCATTCGATGATGACCTGGACGGGCTGGTTCTGGCCGGGAACGGTCAGCGCGGCCGCGGCGCGGAAGGTGGGATCGGGAACGATCTTGAACATGCCGGGCTCCTCAGCTCGCGTAGCGCGTCTGCTCGGCGATGAGCGCGAGCGTGATGTTGGTCTTCAAGGCCATGCCGAACTCGATCTGCGGGAAGCGCTGCAGGGCGACGTAGGCGTTGAAAAGCTGCAGGACGCCGTTGGGGTAGCGCAGGCGGAAGGCGAGCGGCGTCGTGGCGTCGGCAGCGGCCTGGAGTACCGCAGCCCAGGCCAGCGTCGGATCGTCGAAGACGGTCAGCGTCAGTCGGGTCGGGCCGGGGATCGTCGGCGCTTCCTTGCCCTGGACGTCGTCGATGCAGGTCATGTTCTCGAAGTCCATCTCGCCGCCGCTGGTGTTGACCAGCTTGACCTGGCTCATGTTGATCAGGCCGGTGGCCGGGGTGATCTTGCGGACGGTGCCGGTACCCAGGCCGGCGGGGTAGAGCGTGGTGTTGGTGGTGTGGATCCCATAGAGGGTGACGTCGTTGGTCGCTCCGGTCTTGGCGCGGACGATGCGGCCGTTGAGGCGGCCCCAGCCGCTGGTCATCTCGAGGTAGTCGCCGGCGACGACGCCGTGGCTCGCCTCGAGCGTGGCGACGGCTTCGGCCGCGTTGGTGATCGCGGTCATGTTCTTGGACGTGCCGTAGGTCTGCGCGACGGCGAGCTGGACGGCGATGGCGCGGGTGAATCCCATGTGTGGTGCTCCTCGGTGGCGTTAAGTTCGGTGGCGGTTAACTGCCGTAGTAGCCTTCGGTCCGGGCCTGGACGACGGCGGCGTACAGGCCCTTGCGGGTGAGTGCATCGCTGGCGACCGGGTCCCAGCGAATGACCAGGTAGCTCAGATCCTCGATGTAGGCGGTGTGGATCAGCGTGACGACTTCGTGCACCAGTTCGAGCAGGCCGATCTGCATGCCGTCGCCCTGGCGCGCGGCTTGCGGGCTGCGGCTGTTGCGGGCGACGCAGGCGATGCCGACGGTGAGCGCCGCCATGCCGTCCTGCAGTTCTCCGCCGCCGAGTGCGACGTAGACGGCGGGGGCGTCGGCGCCGAACTTGGCGACGAGGGAGTCGCCGTCGAGATCGGGCAGGGCTTCGACCTGGCGCAGGCGGGCGGCGAGCGGGGACGCCTTGATGTGGGCGACGAGCGACTGTTCGATTTCGGCGAGCATCAGGCGGCGGCCGCTGCGATGCGGCTCTCGATGAGGTGGACGATGTCGGCGACGTCGTCGGTGGAGAGGCCGAGGAAGGGGCGCGCGGGGATCTTGACGCTCTGGACGGTGGCGAAGCCGCCGCCGGCGAGGGCGAAGCGCAGGGCCTTGGCGTTGCGGGCGCGGATGACGCCGCCGAACTGGTGGATGGCAGCATAGATGCGGTTGGCGCCCCATTCGGCCCAGTCGCGGCCGGAGCGGCTGGAGATGGAGGCGGCGAGGTGGCCGTCCTGGGTGAGGGTGCGGCCGCCGGTGATCTGCGCGCGCAGGCTGGGCTTCCAGGGTTTGCCGTCCGGGCCGGTCTGGGTGCGGAAGCGCAGCCGGGTGCTGGATTCGCCGAGGGCGGCGATGTCGGCCATGATCGGTGCGGGATCGGCCATGGCGCCGGCGAGCCGGCGCAGCGCGGCGAGCAGGCTGGCGTCGGTGACTTCGATGCGGAATTCGCCGCTCATAGTCCGCGGGCCTCGCGGGACCAGAGGCGATCCGGGCTGACGACGGTGATGGTGTTGTCGGTGGTCTTGGGCGAGGCGACGAGGAGTTCGCCGAAAGCGATCTTGCCGGTGGCGATGTCGCGGCACAGCGCCATGGCGGCGTCGTGCGCCTTGATGATGGGGTCGCTGGCGTGGTCGCCATGCAGGTAGTAGCGGACGACGTCGGCGACCAGGCGCTTGATGACCGGCGGGACGGTGGCGAGCGGGGTGGTGTAGCGGGCGCCGAGGTAGGCGTCGACGGCGGACTGGGCGTCGTCGATGGTGGTAGCGATGAGGGCGACGGCAGCGTCGACGGCAGCGACGTCGCTGCTGGCCCAGTTGGTGAGCGGGTCGCCGGCGATCTTCAGGGCGAGCAGCTCGGACGTGACTTCACGCGGCAGCGAGCGGTCGGAGACCTGGGCGACCTCCTCGGCGCCGAAGCGGGCGACGAGGTCGGCGGCGGTGAGGTAGGGCATGGATCAGCCGGCCGCTTTCGGGCGGCGGGATTGCCTGGGGGCGGCGGGGGCGGAGTCGTCCGCGGGCGGGGCTTCGGGGGACCGGTCGTCGACCGCCCCGACCGATTCGAGCTGCGGCAGATCGGCGTCGCGGATGTCGATCTGGTCGCCGATCTCGTATTGCTGGTTGTCGTAGTTGACTCGGGCCAGCAGGCGCTTGGTGGGCATGGGGCGGTTCCTCCTGTTCGGTGTTGGGCTTGTGCGGTGGGCTCAGGACAGCCCTCTCGGCAGAGAGGGCTGTGGCTCAGACCACCAGTGCAGTCGCGCTCAGGCGACGGCGTTCTGGAACCAGTAGCCGAGATCGGTGGCGCAGACGACTTCCTTGACGCGCTCGCCGACGCGGACGCGCTCGCAGCCGTCGAGGCCCAGCGTGGGTTCGCTGAGGTTGCCCGCAAAGCGGTTGCCGAAGGCTGCCGTGAAACCGAAGGTGACGCCGTTCTGCGGCCCGGCTGCGCGGTCGCGGTAGATGAAGGCTGCATGCTTGCCCCAGACGCGTGCCAGGGTCGCGGTCTGTCCCGGCTTGGCGGTGTTGGCGAAACCGGCGCCGACGAATACCTGCTGCAGCTCGAACAGCTCGGCGAACTCCATGCGCGAGACCATGCCGGCGCCCTGCGCCGTCCCCTTGGCGGCCTGGACGATTTTCGGATGGCGGCGCAGCTTGGTCCAGGTGGCTTGCCCGAAGACCGCGATATTCGGCCGCATGACCGGGACGTCGAGCGCGTCGCCGATAGCGGCGACCGGGTCGGAGTTGGTGGTGTCGGACCACTGGCCGGTGCCGGAGAGCGTGGCCTGGTTGCCGGCGACGTAGCTGTTCGTGTTGAAGACGAGGGCTGCAGCGCGCTGCTCGCGGGCCAGATTGAGCAGGTTGGTGAGATAGCCGGCGGCGGTCTTCAGCGGGTCGACATCGAGATTGTCATCCGCGATGTCCGAGTTCGGGACAAGGTCGTCGAACCCGTAGTCGAGCACCTTGTCATTCACCTCCGTAGCCGTAAAGTTCAGCTCGTTCGGCAGGCTCTTGCGGCCGACCTTCGCGTCGGGGACCGTGAAACCCTGCGCCAGGTCGTACTTCAGGTACTTGAAGTCGGCGTGCGTCGGCGTGCGGGGCAATACGTCGTCGGCGATCAGGGCGAAGTCCGGATTGCGGTAGGCGATCGCGACCGCGGTGAGAGCGGGGTTGACCGGGAATGGGCGGGTTGCGCCGACACCGATCAGCAGCAGGTCGGACGTGTCCGGGGCGACCCAGCCGACGGAGTAGCAGATGGCGAGGACGCAGGCGATGGCGAGCGCCGGCAGGGCACGCGAATGGAAGAAGCTGAGGATGGGTTGTTTCATGTGTTGCTGGCTCCTGGCTGGATGTGCGGTAAAGGCTTGGAAACGATTGGCAAAGCGCGCTTACATCACGCTCGGGGCGATGAGCACCGGGGCGATGTCGCCGGAGACGGCGCTGACGAGGGCGATGCCGACGGTGCGGTTGGTGCTCGCTGCGGCGACTGCCTTGCCGTTGGCGTCGGCGGTGACCATGGCGCCGCGGGCGACGGTGCCGCCAAAATCCACCTCTGCAATGCCCTGGTGGATGACGTCGCAGCGCTCGCCGGAGGCGGGGCCGACTTCGCCGCAGACGCCGACGGAGAGGTCGGCGGCGGCAGCGGCCTGGATGACCGTGCCGTCGGTGGTGTCGAACTTGACGATGCGGCGGGCGCCAATGGCGGCGCCGGCAAGGTAGTTCTTGGTGAGGATTTCGTTGGCCATCAGGTATTGCCTCCGTTGTTGGTCATGACGTGGTTGACGGCGCGGACGGTGTTGACGGTGATGCCGGCCTGCTCCTGCTGCGCCTGGTAGATCAGGGCCGCTTCGGGGACGCCCTCGGCGTCGGTGGTGTCGAGCGCCTTGCCGCTGCCGCCGGCGGGCGACTTGCCGCCGGTCTGGGTGCCGGTCGGGACGATGTTCGGGGCGTTGGCGAGGTAGGCGGTGAGGCCGGCGAGATCCTTGCTGCCGTAGCTGCGCGCCCAGGATTCGAGCGCCGGGGTGATCTTGCCGGCGGTGCGGGCGGATTCGATGACCTGGTCCAGCTCGGCAGCGGCGGTCTTGGCGGTGAGCGCGGCGAGCTGGGCCTGCAGGGCGGCGTGCTCGGACTGCAGCGCGGTGAGGGTGGCGACCGGTGCGAACCGGGCGGGGCCGGGGGCGCCGGCGGGGGCGGGGAGCGCGGCGCGCGCGGTCG